AAACATAATTCCATATTAAAATAAAAATCAATACATACATTAACAATGGTCGCCAACTTGCTGCAAACCAACCCGCTTTTGCTTCAGCTTCAACTATTTTAGCAGCTGCTTTGAGTTCCGCTGTGTTAGATTGTAATAATTGAATTTGTAATTGTGCTTTTAATTTTTCTTGTAAATCTTTATCTGGTACAGCTTTATCAATTGTATTGAATAATATTTTAGCTAATGGTGCGACAGCACCTAACATTTGAATCATATTTTAATACCATTTTGATGATCTTTTTTTCTCTGGAAGTATACTTCCTTGGCCTTGAACTAGATCAACTTGAGTTTCTTGAGGATTTGACATTTCAACATCAATTCCACCTTTTAAAGTACCATCTGGATTTGTAAATTGTGCAAAATCAACTTGATTACCATATTCTGATCTTGAAGATAAATTTTTTACAACATCTCCACCTTCTGCCATTGGTTTTCTAGACATTCCAGCTTCTGATAATGCAATTGCAATTGCTTGTTTTGGATTTTTTACTTTTTTAGAAGACTTACCAATATTAAGTTCGCCTTTTTTAAATTCTCTCATTACTTTGCCAACTTTTTTTTGATCTTTTTTCATACTATATTCCTCTTATCTTCATTTGTTGAACGCCTTGTTTTGCAAGACTTACTCCAGCGCGTAGTTTAGCTAATTCTTCAGTTTGTTCAAGCTTATTTTCTTCATTTGTTTGATTCATCATAGCTTTCATTTTGTCTAAATTCAATCTTTCTTGAGCTTCTTTACGTTTTTGCTCGTTTTCCATGGCTTTTAAGTCAACTTCACGTGATTTTAACTTTAAAAGTGGATCAGAATCAAATTGACCTATCAATTTATTCTCTTCATCAGCATAATCTTTAGTCATTTCAGCTATTAATTGAGCTTTTCTTGATTCAATTCGTATAGTTATGCTTTGAATTTGTTGCGCGGCTTGTAGATTTATCTGTGCTTGCTGTTGCAACATAGGTAACTGTTGTAATTCTTGTATAAATTCTATTTGAACTTGCTCTTGAGCCATAATTGAAATGTGTTCAAGTATATTTTTTTGAATAGACATTACAACTGCAGGATTATTTTTAACCATATTTAATTGCATAAAATTTAAATGAGCTTCAATATGTGATTTATGATCTTGTCCTGGAAATGCTTGATAAGGTTGACCCGCCATTGCAGTAATGTGTTCTAAACTTGGATCCATTGGCATTGGTTGTTTTGGTGATGGAAGAATTAAATCTATATTTTTAATTCCAATCGCTTCATACATAGATCGATACGCTTGATAGATGTCATGAATCTGTGGATTAGATTGAGCAAGTTGTAATTGAGTTTGTGCTAAACTAATTCTTTGAGATTGTGAAAATATATTGGGATCTGCAACTGGAAGGATATCAATTTTTTCATCAAAATCTGTTTGTTTAATTTGCCTTTGTCCACCTACAACATCGTAAGGATAAATTGGTGGTAAATAAGTTGCAAACACATTTGCTAATAATTCAAATTCTTGTTTTAACGCTCCATAAATTCTTTTATGGATTGCTGACATGACACGTGAGCCTCTTTCAAGTAATGCCATTGTTGTACCAACAGCTGCTTGTTGATTCATGTCTCCAACTTGTGCATCGGCAATACTTGCAAATCTTTGTCCTGCATCTACTACAATACCCATTAGTTGTAATAATGTTTGATCAGGTCCTTTAAATGGTAATGGCATAAATGCATCACGAAGGTTTCCTCCTGGTGCGTCTACATCTCTGAATTCTCCAGGTTGTAATGGTTGAGCATCATCTCTTACACGAATACCACGCATTTTAAATCCAGATGGTAAGTTAGCTAGAGTTCCCGCATCTAATAATTGTCTTAAAGCTGATGTTGCAGTTCTAGATAGTCCACCAATCATGTGAATTAATCCAAAGCCATAGAATCCTAAACCTGGTAAAAATTTAAAGTGTACAAAATAATTTGTTCTATTTTTTAATGAATCATCTGATTTATAATTACGTCTAATAGATAAAACTTCTCTTGAAGATTCTTCAATGGTTACAACATATGGAAGTTTAATTCCTGTAGGCTCACCAGTTTGAGGATCTTTATCTTCAAAACCTTCTAAATCCAAATTAACATGACACTCTAACAAAGTATAAATGTCTTCTTGTTTTTCAACTCGAACACCTTCTAGTTCTCTTTGTTTACTTTTAATTTCATCTTCTTTTAATGGTGGTTGTCCTAGTTCTATATCTCTATAAAAACCATTTACTTGTTGTTTACGTAAATCATTTTCAGAAATTTTAATTACATGAATAACAGCATCTGCATCCTCAAGTGATGTTGCAGAATATGGAACTATTAAATCTTCTGCTGGAATAAATTTAGATACTGCTCTTCCTAAAATTGCGTCATAATAAACTTTTTTAAATGTAGATCCTGATAATGGTAAATAAAATAACATCTGATCAAATTCAGGTTCGTATTCTTTCATAACATTCATAATTTGATAATTCATAAATTCTTTGACTCGCATTGCTTGATCTTCTTTGTTGCGATCCGTTAAACCTATAATTTGTGTTCGCACGGGCCCGTCCGAAGGAAGCAATTCTTTGTAAGCTTGTGCTTGAAACTGTGTTACTGATTCTGCAAGAACTGGATGAGTTACACCTGATGCATTTTTAAATGGTTCTGTTCTTTTTTCATATTTAAATCCTAATAGATCTAAACCATTAGTATATGTCATCTCCCAATCTTGGCGAGAAGATTTATAGTCATTATATTTTTCATTTAATTCAGATCCAATCTCGGTTAAAATACTTTCATCTAAAAATTCTGCAAGATTTGCGTAATGATCTTCTCCTCCTGGAATAGATGCAATACTTGGATCAAAAGAAATTTCTGCTCCACCGTCTTCACTCATATTAATTTCAACAGATGGGTCTTGTGCTTTCTCTACTTGTTCTTGAATAGTTTGTTCTACTTCAGTTTGACCTGGAAGTTCAATAGTCGTTTTTGTATTAGGAAGCGCCTTATCAATTTCTGACATGATTAATTATACCTTCTTCTAAATAGTGATTCAACACCTTGAGACATGGAACCTCTAACAGGTGAAACTGTTTCTGTAAATCCGCCGTCCGCGTATCCTCTTTCTTCTATTATCCTCATAATTTCTTCTTTAGTAAATCCTGCCATTTCTAAAGATCTAGCAATTGGATTTACACTAACATTAGTTTGTTGTGTTGAAGTAGATGGTAAAATAGGCATCGTAACTGGTTGATTTTCAAATGGTAACCGAATAATGGCTGGTCCTTTTTCTGCACGTTTTCTTCTAACGTAAGCTCCATAATCTTCACCTGGTAAAAATTCATTTACAGGAATCGCTAGACCCATAGGAGTAGGTCGATTTATAAAAGCATCCATTTCTTGTTGAGTTGGTTTTCCTATTTTTGTCAATCCGCCGTCCGCGAATCTCTTTGTAAATCCTAAAGATCCGCCTTTAGGACCAATACTAAAATCAAATCTTGGAGCTGTTTCATTTTCATAATTTGATGAATAATATAATCCTATTCTAGGATCTTTTATATTCACTCCTGGATATTTATCTTTTCTAATTTGAGGACCAAAAAATAAACTCATTACACCTTGTCCTTTTTCTGTATCAAAAATAAGACCAGGAGGAGCTTTTTCTCCAGCTAACTCCATTACTTTTTCTTCATATATTTGTTTAAGTTCTTCCTCTGATAAATCTTCATTTAACTTTTTCTTTTTAGTTTTACCACCATTTGCAAAACTAGCTAAACCACCATTTGCATAATCATACGGGTCATTAATATCTGGGTCTGGATATCTATTCATGATATCATCATAAGGAGATTTTTCTATCATCTCTCTACCTGATGCTCTTTCTGCAGCTTTTTTTGTATTTTTTATTTTTCCAGTTCCAATTTTTTCTAATCTTTCAAGATCACTGTAGGCACTATCAATATCAAAATTATCATAATCAAATTCAATATTGCCTATATCATTATAATCTGGTTTTGGTCTATTTTCTATTACAGAAAAATCACCAGGTTCTTTTATTACTTTTCCTGTTGTTGCATCAATATCAATTTTAGGAGGTCTATAACTTAACTCAAAAGGTGAGTCAGCCACTCCACCATAATTAGATTCAATAGTAATATTTCCAGTTATTTTATTTTCTGTAAGAGTAATTACTTCTGATTTTCCAGTTGCCGAAGGTATTTCTAATTTTTTAACAGTAACCATATCTTCAATTCTTGAAGCTTTAGGAGATATATCTACTCCCTCTTTCATAATTTTATTAACAAGTGGTGAAAACCAATCAGGCATACCTTCAACTTTAGGTAATACTTTTCCTACAGCTTTTGTGGCTTTGATGGCTGATTTTCCTTTAATTAGTTTTGCTAAAGCAGGTAATGCTGCAACTCCACCTAATAGCTTTAATAAAGTTCTACGATCCATTATTCAGATTCCTTGTTAGATAGATAATCATACAATGTGTAAGCTCCAGATGCAATGAGTCCTGGTATTCCTAAAAATCTAGCTGCTCCTGCAATTGTTCTTGGACTTAAACCTAATCTTAATAAAGTATTAAATCTACCAGGAACAGCTTCACCAACATTTTTAAGGGAAGTATAATTCTTTAAAAATGAACCTAAACCCGCCGCTTCTGCAGCAGCTGGTGCAGCAATAGTTCCAGCTTTTTTTCCAAAAGTTTCCATGGTTGCAAGTCCTAAATAGTTTAACGGATCAGTTAATATATCTTTTGTAGTTATTTCTTCATCTAATATTTGTGGCGCTGTAAATGCAGCCGTAGCAAATGGACTTCCTAATCTATAAAATCCTTTTGCAAGAGCTCCAGTTATTGGAGATTTACCAATTGCTTTTCTTTCTTCAATTGTTTTTTTAACATCAGGTAAACCAAGAGCAACCGTTGCTCCTCCAAGCACTGCACCCGCTTGACCAACCATTTTACCTATTTCTACTACTTCTTCTGGTATTTCATTATCTGCTAACCAATATAAAATATCAGATTGAGTTGCTTTAACTTCAGGATTATTTTTTATTACAAAAACTTTTCTAACATCATCATATTCAAGATCATCTGCAAGTTTTGCATCAGCAACTTCTGTAACAGGTGATGTTTGTGGTTGTGTAGCATAAGGTACATCTGACATTAATGCATTTGCATACACGTTATCTAATTGTTGATCTTGCATCGCGGTTTGCGTGTCTTGGATCGGGGATAAAATTTTTGCTTCAGCAGCACTTGGATTTAAAGCTTTATATCCTAAATATGCAGTAATAGGTATTCCAAAAATTCTTGGAGCTTTTTGTGCTAAAGCTTTTAAAGTTTTAACATTACCTTTTGTATTTTGTAAGTAAGGTATAATCTCATCAATTGTTTTTACATCTGATGGAACTTTAAAAGAATATCCGTATTTTTTATAAATATCATCAAATAGTTCCCCATATTTTTCTAAAGCACTTTTATTTTTAATTACTTTATTTGGTTCATCAAAACTAAATTCTAAAACTCTAACTGGCAGTTGTCCTGGTTTTAAATTTTTATTTGCATCAGCTGCAAATTTTCTTGCTTGAGTATTATACCTTTTT